TCGTCTTGCCGTAAGCCAACTATGCAGTACCACCCTTCTCCTTCGGGTGCCAGTACTGCGGTCAATAGATCTGTTGTTGCCATAGTTCCTCAACACCGAAAAAATAAGGACAGCAAGGGATTCGGCAATATCCCGATTCGCTCCGTCGAGCTAGCTGTCCCCGTAGACGTTAACTGCTTAGTATTTTCTCTATTAGTTCAATCTTGTCTTTGCGTGGAGTACCACCACCCGTAAACCATGTGTACATAGTCATACGGGAGACGCCAAATTTTTTAGCTATCTGTGATACTGGTATACCCTTTGCAATGCAATGTTTGCCAAGGCGAACCCCGGGGTGCCGAGGGTTGCCAGCTTTTATTGCTTCAACAAGACGGAGACTATAACCTCTTAGACTCATGCTTCTTCGTCAGTGGACCATCCGCTCATCACGGCTTTCAAGTCTCGTTTAGCAGTCGGCTCAGCCTTTTTCTCTTCACGCTTCTTAGGCTCAGGGATCGACTCTGCTTCAACTTCAACTTTGGCTACCTCTGCCTTTGCTGTTGGTGCAGCTAGCTTAGGTTTAATACCGTCCGCTTGTGCAATTGTCATAGTAACTGCGCTCTTAGCAGCTTGAGTTTCACCAAGTTTCTTGGCTTGCTCCCATTCAGGACGCTCTAAGAATCGCACCGGTTTGAAGAACAACTTACCAACTGTTGAGTCTTCGTCAAAGCGCATCTCAGTAACCAAGCTATTTAGGTTGTAGCCTTGTGAGCCAACGTATTTAGCGTATTGATTAAACGGCATGTGCTCTAAATCGCCAGGGTCTTTCATGTCATAGAAAATAGACTTGGATTGCAATGTCATTTGATAGACATCACCATCTAAATCAGACGCCAAAGCTACTGCAATACGGCGGTTCTTACGGCATGCCTTGGTATTACCCTGACCTGACCCATTAATATCTTGTGGGCAGTTAGCGCATGCTGATGATTGAGGTGATTTGATAGATGCATCAGGCTTCTCACCATCGTTAGACCAGCAATCAGGTGGTGCAGCATCGGCTTTTGGATCCCATGCTTTTGCATAGAAAGTCCTTGAGATATGCTTGGAAGCATTAACAATAACAACTTCTAGCTTGCCGGTGTTGGTTTTGGATACTTCTGTGCCATCCACTTTAAGCACAAACTTGTTATTGCCAAGCGCAATGCGTTTAACTTGTGAACCACCACCTGATAGGGCTTTGGTTACATCATCAAGTTCGACTTCCTTAAGATAGTCGGGCAGTTGGTTATTAAATAAGGCGACGTTACTCATTTGCTTCTCCTAATAGTGATAGCGTATGTGCGATCCACATTTAAACCGGCGGGATGCAAGTCCGGATTCTCTTCCAAAAACTGCTTCATATTGGTCTGATGAATTCTTTTTTCAAGCAGATCAGGAGCTTCGTGCTCATGTAAAAACTTATAGAAGTTCTCCCAATCGTTTGTCCAAAACCTGCTCTTAACCGACCGCATAGCAAGACCATGCTTAGTCTTAATGCTATCGGCATTTGTTTGTTTGCAGATTTCAAGTATTTCCTGTTCTAGTAAAGACAGCTGTTCATTAAGATCAGCCTCTTTTTCTTCTAATTCACGACGTATTTGGTCACGGGCGTCACGTATTTTGATATAGATCTTGACCAGTTTGTCCATATCGGCGACGGGTTGTACTACCGCTTCGGCATCATTCATTTTCGGTTCCTTGTTAAATGTCGGATCTAAGTCCGTTAATTAATACTACAACTACTACTTTACTTTGTCAACTATTTATTGTCAACTTCTTGTCGGTACAAATCAATTATTTTTGTATGTACATCAAGTTTATTTTGCAGCATATGATATAACTTTGTCTCTACGGGACTACCCTTAATATGCACAATAGTCATTGCGTTCTTCTGCCCTTGCCTATCTATACGTGCATTAGCTTGCAAGTAAGTCTCTATGGATGTTACTGGTGCATACCAAATAATAGTATCTGCGGCAGTTAGTGTAACTCCGTGTGCAGCAGCCTGTGGTTGTATAATAAGTACTCTAGGGTTAGTTTGTTCTTGAAATTGTTTAAATATTTCAGTGCGTTTGTTTACTGGGACTTGCCCATTAATGACTTCACAAGTAATACCCGCCCCTCTCAAATGTGCTTTAAGTAGTTCTATTGTATGCGTGAAAGGAACAAAAACAAGAACTTTGTGACTAGCTTCTTCAATTACTTCTTCAATAACACGTAGGCGATTACTAACATCAAACTCAACGACAGCACCGGTATCAGAATAGACAGCTCCACCTGATATTTGTAGGAGTTTATTAATCTTAACCGCAGCATTAACGGCGCTAACTTCTTCTCCATCCGCTGCCATAAGGTATTCGTCTCTGAGCGTTTTGTAGTATTTCGTCTGTTGCGTAGTAAGGGGGGCGTCCCGAAAAACATGTGTAACCTCCGGTAGGTCTAAACAATCTTCTTTTCTAAATCGAATTGCGGGTTGCAGTGCATCAAACACAGTTGTGCTTGCGTCAGGTTTTGGTAGCCATTTAAACTTTGTAATCTGTATCATAGTTTGATCACGGAAACCCCCAAAGAATCTAGGTACATTGTCGGGCACTACCATCTTTGCTAGTCCAAATGCGTCCGTTGGACTTTGTGCTGCTGGTGTACCAGTCATCATCCACACCCATGTACGTGGAGTTAAAATACGGTTAAGGGTTTTCCAACGTTTAGTAGTGATGGTCTTATAGGCATTAGCTTCATCGACAATAATTAAATCAAAGTTTTGTTTTGCAATGTCGTCGGCAACAATATCTACACCGTCATAATTAATAATGACAAACTCTGCATCACTATCAATTACTGCTTTTCTTTTCTCTTTACCCCCATAAGCAATACCAACTTTGCGGTGCATTGCAAACTTAAATAAATCAGCCTGCCATGCAGATTGCATAATAGATAGAGGGCAAATAATTAATACTTTGTAGACTTTTTTCTGTTCTATTAAGTAGTCGGCAGCCCATATAGCTGACGCTGTCTTGCCGGTGCCTTGTTCGTTAAAACAAAATGCTCTTTGATTTAATGTAAGAAAATTAGCCGTTTCTTTTTGGTGGTCCATGGGTTTATACAGCCCAGGCCATTTGTAATCACGTTGTATTGGAGAAGGTACATTTTTAATTCCAAGTTTTGATAAAACTTGTGCTTCTTCTAAACCCCACCGAACAGCAACCTTATGTAGGTCGCCGTTGGTTTCAATAATCTCGCTTTTATGGATACACTCAGTTACAAGATTGGGTCTTCTTGTAGTAATTACTATTGCTTTGTTATTTACTATTTCCATGTTTAGTTTTTACCGAATGATCTGAGTTTCTTGCATACGAGCGATTGCTCTTTGCAGTCTTAACCGTAAGATTGCTGCGTACCGTTTTTCCGCCTTTAGATAAAGGGACTTTGTGGTCAACATCTTTGCCATCGCCTTTATGGGTAAGCCCAGCTTTTTCCATAATTCGACGAGCTTTGTTACGTTGCGCCCGTTTCTTTTTGACCTCTGGCGTACCATCATATTGTTCATATTCCTTCTTGTAAGGGCGGGGTTTGTTCACATAAGGCATATCGTTGCTCCTCTTTACGGTAAAAATACACGGCGCCATCGCCTAATACTATGTATTTTGGCATGTTTTTAAGGTCTGTTCCAGTCAATAATTTAAGGGTTTCGTCCATGTCATCAGGTATGTCTACCCAGCCAGCAAAAGGGATTGGTTCTATCATGGCAATTCTCTTAGTGTGAGGGGTTATCAAGATCAAAATCGTCTAAATCAAACAAACTAATTACTTTTATTTCTTTAGGTAAATACATGTCCCCTACCAATCGGGTCTTGTTATGTACATCTTTATTACTTTTATTTACTATAGAAAAAGCTACGTTTGCGACAGATATGTTTTCAATAGTAAGTGCATTTAGACATTGCGCCATAGACCTACTACTGTTACATAAATCATCAATAATTATTGCTAATTTGTCATTAGGAGTGCCTTCTATTATGTTTAACAAACCATAAGTTTTACGCTCCTTACGCACCACAAATGCGTTAATATCAACCCCCATAACACTACCCACCATAGGAATTGCTGCAAGCATTGGAGTGGCTGCAGTTTCAATCCCCGTTAATTGAAAATTAAACTTGGGATCAAGTCGTTCCATGTGATATATAAACATTTGACTTATATTTATTAGAAATTGATGGTTAAATAAACCTTTGCGTAAGTAAAACATCCATGTGTAAGTAGAGCCAGGTAGCTTTCCGGGCATTTCTATGTCACGCACAATACACTTTGTATCAATGTAATTGTGAACCCATTCTTTTAAAACCTCATATTGCGGGTCACTAATTTTCATTTTTTATTTCTTCAAAGTTATAAAACCATTCGTCCTTCGCACTCCACTTGGCGTGATTCTCTACGCTGTAGACTTCTGTTGGTATGCAAAAGTCAGGAGTCTTTAATACAGCAGGCACAAGCGATACATCGTACCAAAGGCAACGATTGTTGGGCTGGCAGGCAAA